GAAGGCCTATGGCAAGTGTCCGCCATGGAAGGGCGGGCGGTTTCTGTGCTATGAGGACAAGTGTTCGTCGGGCGGTACCCTCACGGGTGCCGAGATGACCTATACAGGCAACGGCTCGGCTTCCAACTTGTGGGAGTTCGATGGCAGGGGTTGTTTTCTTATCGGGTCCGACTCCAAGGTATATGTGAGGATCAAGGTTGACGCTTATATCAATACGCGTGACGATCCGTTTGACTTGGAGGTGACGGAGGATGACGAGAGGACAAGGGGCATGGCTCTCTATGGTGACTTGGTGTTGATGGATAACGAGGGGAGCCCGGTCTCGTATTATTGCAATAACCCTTATACGGAGGAGGGGTGGAAACCCGTGTCGGGAGGACTCGTTCCATCCGGAAAGTTTGCCTTGGTGTTCGCTTCCGTTCCCTTGACAAGTTCCCGGATCGCGAACGCATGGAGAACCAACGGGCAGGTGGCGCATATACTTTCCTCCGGCGCTTTCGGGATATCGAGGAAGGACCAGACGGACGGGACGAGGGTACCCGTTCCCCTGTCTAGCGGATACATGGTCATGAGATTACGGTATTGTATCGTATCCAATCCTACCTTGGACGGCATTGACGTGTTTCCACCGGACAGGGTGAAAAACATCCTTATAGATAATGTGAGCCTGGAGTTGGAGGATGATAAGGGCGAAAAGCTTGACACGGAGGATTACGAGTTCAAGAGTTACGTGAACAGGAAGGTGGCGAGTGATTTCGATGACATCACCTTGAAATGCATCTCCGCCAACGAGGGAAAGGTTCCTATTGGCAAGGGCAATATATTGAGAAAGACGGCAGGCGGCTTTGAGTTCCAGTTATCTTATACCCGGGCGGGCCAGACTGATATCCTAGAGAGATTGCTGATGTGCACGGTCCATTCGAATTTTACCACCAAAAACGAGAAAATATCGGTAAATGTAAAAATGGGCGGCAATCCGGCGCTGGGTTACGTGTCTTACGATCCCATCTTATCAGGAACATATCTGGTCGTCGGGTGTACTCTGAATTTTTCGGAAGCGAAGACTCTGATGACGGCGGTCGGGTATTCTGATGACACTGCTAAGTTGAGTGGCATCCCTTATGAATAGAAATGTCGGACAAAATTGTGGTTAGTGGATATGAGCGATGTTATACATAGATTGACACGCAAAAAAGCCCTTCCTCGCACGGGTAAGGTGTTGGATGCCGTAGGTGGGGGTACATACCCCATCTATGGAGCCTATGCAGGCTCCTCCGAAGGAGGAGATGCTACGGCCATAGAGCTTCGAGAGGGAGTGGGTATCATGATAGAGAAGAGCCGATATGCGTATAGGGTATCCCATGTGGACACGTCGATAGCGGAGAGCGTGGAGGCCGCGAGGAAGCAGGCGATATCCTCCGTCATGCTGGACGGCTTCGGCCATGTCACGGCCTTGGATACCTGCGAGATCCTAGCGATCGAGGATCTGGACCTGCGTTACCTTCGCAAGGACATCGACGATATGGCGGCGGGTAATATCACGTTCGAGAAGGATATCATCCTTGCCGGACTGGAATCCTCCATCTACTCAGACCGTGACGCAGATAGTTTCAAGCACGAGAACGGTTTCCGCCTGTTCGCCGACGGCACGGCATGGGTGAAGGACTTGAAGGTGAAGCATGACTCCATGTTCGCCGGTTCCCTTTCCTCTCCTACATTCGCCTCCGGTTTCCCGAACGGGACGGGATTCATGATAGCGCCTTACAAGGTGACGAACGCCGCCGGTGTGGAGGAGACTAAATACAAGCTGGAGATCGATTCGATCTCGGTACGTAACGAGCTTAAAGTATATACGTTCGTGGTCTCGCAACTGCTTGGCGAGAACGACAACCGCATCTTCGCCGGAATGATGGAGGTGGATCATTACGACCCGGAGACCGGCCGGATCTACCTAGATACCGACGGGGGCAGGTTGTACAACCCGTTCCGGGAAGGCGATATCCTCATGGTACAGCAGTTTCAAGGCGATCCTACCTTGCAGAACGACTACAAGATGACCAAGTCGTACGAGCTGAAAGTGGTGGAAGTGGCCGTAGGGGACCTCTCCGACGGCGAGAACCGTCTGGACTGGCTCCGTTTCACGAATTTCGTGGGAAATCTATCGGACATAGCCAAAAGAGATACCCTTTGTCGTGTGGACAATCCGGATAACTCCACCCGTAGCGGCATCATGAAGATCACCACGGTGGATGAGTTCGGCACGCCCTACATGGACGTGATCCGGGGGATGAAGACCGATCCGGAAAACTGCGTGAAGGTACGGGTGGGAAACATGAACGGTCTGGTAACGCCTTATTTCGGGAGGCTGGAGGGCGATGGTATATACGTGGAGAATCTTTACGCCCGTGGGCAGTTCATGCTCGATACGGGGGAGAACGTGAAGACCAAGTTCGAGATCGTGGAAGGAAGGCTATCCAGCGAGATGTCTTCCGTGCGCTACGAACTGTCGGAAAAGGATAATTGCCTCACGAACGCATCCTTCTCCGCTGATACGGTAGCATGGGCACTCGGTAACGACGTGTCGCTATTCACGGTGAAGGAGCGTTTCATGGCCGTGAACGATTCCTTCTACGCTGAGAAGGATAAGGTTACAGGGATCGTGGAGGTATCCAGCCGCAAGGCCCTTTATATCAAGAACTCGGGAGTAAAGCAATTAAACTCCTACCTGAAGAACAAACCGGACGGCCAACTGGAGATGCCCGACGGGACGAAGGTATGGCCTAGCTATTACGTATCGTTCATGTACATGGTAAAGACCGCCGGTATGTTAACATCCGGATTCTCCGGACAGGGGCTTTACGTAAGCAAACCGTTGGCGATCACGGATACCTTCGTTCAAGAGGAATTTTCCGGCAAATGGAACGGAACAGGTGATTTCATCTTGAATTATACGGGGGAAATATATATCTACAACGTCCAGATGTCCACGCATCCGGTGGAGGATCTACGGTTGGAGATGTCCACCCTTTTTCTGCAGACGGACGAGAAGATCGGCATGTACGCCCAAAAGATCGACACGTTGAACGGCACGGTGACGGACATGGGGGTAGAATTGGATAATACGACCAGCACGTTATCCTTGTACGTGACGAAGACTGACAGCATAAACCAGACAGTGACAAGCCTAGGCTTAAAGCTGGACGGTGTGGATGAGAGCTTGACGCTGTACGCCAAGAAGACCGACGTATCCGGGCTGAAAACCGAGCTGGAGGCGGCTATCAAGGTGAACGCTGACAATATTAATCTGAAGGTATCTAAGGATAGTATCATATCGAGCATCAACCAGACGGCGGAGACGATCAAGATAAACGCTAGCCGACTCAATTTGAATGGTTTCGTGACATTTTCCATGTTTGACCTAAGCACCCAGAATACGATCAAGAACAAGGTTAACTCAGGTGATCTAGGATCGATGGCGTGGAAAGATAGCGTCTCATCCAATGATCTATCCGATGCATTAAGTAAAGAGATCGCGGGTAAGATAAATCTGGCCACCTTAAACAATAGCCTTACGAATTATACCCAAAAAGGCGCTATCACAAAAGAAGACCTGGCCAACGCCCTTCAAGCGGAATTAACAGGAAAACTTACAGGTAGCGCCAGTGTGGGAGCGAACAAATTGGCGAGCGTGATAATAAACGGACAGACGCTTATAGCGGGAGGGTATATTCAAGCGGACTTGATAAACGTTAAAGACCTTGTCGTAGGCAGTACCTTGAGTATCGGTGCGTTCTCCTTGAATAGTTATAATGGTCTTAACTGGACTGGCTCTGACTATTTCGGTAATACCTCCTTTAGGTTGACAGTTGGGGGAGGATATATATACAATACCGGAACAAGTTGTAAAACCATGGTAGGGGCTTGGAGCAATTCCGCTGATACCCATGCGTGTATATCTGGTATATGCAACACTTTTGGCGTAGCCATATATGGATCTGTAGACGGTTATGGATCGAATTTCCCTCCTACAGGATCTAAGTTTGCGGGCTACTTCTCGGGAAGCACTAAAACCACGGGCACTACCATTACCGGTACGTTGGCGGCTGGGGCGTTTCGTTTCGCTTATAACCTCGGCCTTGGTAATTCTTATAATTATTATGAGGGCATAAGTTTCGATCCTGCTACTTATGATCTGGATAATGTCCGTATTCGTGTTAGAGGAGGAATAATCGTTGGAGTTACCGATGATAGTGGACATTTATTGCAAGGTGTTTAATTTTTTAATAACAAAAATCATGAAAGTAGATTTCAGTAAAGTAAGTATTAACGCTACGGTAGAAGGCGATCCCGTAGTTATTGACTTGACAAAAGAGGTAGGAAACTTGGTCTATGGACGTACGGCGGATATCGCTGTCTCTGATTTCGGAAAGAAGATATACTACAGCAAGGAAGCTATCGATGTTCCGAGACCTATGGCTGAGTCCATCAAGGAGATCATCATGGGATCATCCTTTATCGCCCCCTTGAAAAATGCCATGAACGAGTTACTAACCCCTAAAACAAAGAAAAATGGAAACAACGACAATCAATAAGTCCTTGACGGAAGCCCTGTCTTCCACGGGCTTCGTGAAGATAGAGGCATCCCGTAAGGAAAGCGAGCCATTCCAGCATATAGATGCCTACATATACGATGCCGGTACCCGTATCGGCTATGCTTCCGTAGACCGGGGGAAAAGGCTCTCTTTCTTTCAAGAATCCCCGGACAGCCTTACCGGAGAGGAATGGATAAGCGCGTATACGAAGGTGCAAAACGCTTTCGACAGGATATTTAACGAGACGGTAACCCTATAAGCAATCTTGATCCCATGGCATATACTCTCGAAGAAATTAAAGAGCTGGTCGAGACTTTAACCCCGATCATAAAGAACGCTATAGAGGCGGGTTCCCTTAGCGTAGAGGATCTCCGTGTAGCGGAGAGCATGGATTTCGTAAACTCTTTGCCGGCCTTGGAGGAGAAAGGTCTTAACGTCTCTTACGTGAAGGTCCGGCTGAAAGACTTGCTCGGTAAATTGGACGGGGATTATGCCAAGGAGCTGGAGGCGATCAAGAAATTGCTGGAAAAGAAGGTGGATAACGGCTACTCGAAAGACGGTAATCTGTATCTTACCTCCGGGGGCATTGTCGTATCGGACGCTATCCCGGTAGGCTCCGGAAGCGGTGGCGGCGGCGGGGCTAGCTCGCTGGGCGAGCTTACCAACGTGGATGAGATCGTAGACCAAGATCCGGACGAGTCCCGTGTGCTGGTGCAAGAGGCCGGAAGCTCGCTCTGGACGGTGAAGAACCTCTCCGAGATCGGAGGAGGAGGTGGTGGTGGCGGCGTGACCATGAAACTCGTGAGCGTCACCGATACGCTCATCACCACGGTAGAGGGGGCCGCCGTCACCGTGGGATACAATTTCACGAGCGTCTATCAGGATGACGGTTCCGAGACCGGGCCGGGAACGGCCACTTACACCGTGAACAGCCAAAAGGTAGGCATGGTATCCATCTCGCAGGGTAATAATTATTTCGATCCGACGGAACACTTGATCACCGGCTCCAACACGGTAAGGGTAACCGTGAAGGATAGCACGGGATCGTCACGTTCCCTATCCTATACGATCGAGGTGATATCCATGTCCATATCCTCTTCCATTGACCCGGCGCTCGTCTATTCCGGGGAGATCGTGTATCGCTATACGCCCGTGGGGGCCATCAACAAGACGGTGCATTTTGTACTGGACGGGAAGGAGTTGGGAACGGTGGAGACCAGTGCCTCGAACCGGCAATTGACCTACGTGATCCCTAGGCAGGCGCATGGAGCGCACTTGCTCCAAGTCTACATGACGGCCCTTATCAACGAGGAGCTGATCCGGAGCAATACGCTTACCAACGACCTTATCTGTATCGTGGAGGGGGATAACACGCCTATCGTGGCCTCCTCTTTCGCCCAGACCGCCGCGCGGCAATACGACCGGCTCACGATCCCCTTTGTGGTCTATACGCCGGACTCCTCGCTATCGGAGGTTACGCTATCGGCCAACAACGCCACGGTATCCACGCAGAGCGTAGACCGCACCTTGCACGAGTGGAACTACCGTATTCCCCAGTCGGGAGATCTCTCCCTGAAGATATCCAGCGGGGCGGCCTCCCGGACCTTTACGCTCACCGTATCCCCCGCCGAGGTTATCGTGGAGCCGGAGAAGGCGAACCTGCAACTCTGGCTGACCTCTCAGAACCGGAGCAACAACGACAATAACCGTAACGAGTGGAAATACGGGGATATATCCGCGGATCTGACCGGCTTCAACTTCAAGACGAACGGCTGGATCTCGGAACGGGATAGCACCTCCCTCCGTGTCTCGGGTGACGCTCGTGTGCGTATCCCGCTGAAGATATTCAAGGATGACTTCCGGGCCACGGGTAAGACCATCGAGTTCGAGTTCTCCACCCGTGACGTGACCGATTACGAGGCTATCGCTATCGAGTGCGTGAACGGGGGGATCGGCCTTCAGATATCTTCCCAGAAAGCGGTGTTCTCATCTGAGCAGACCACGATCGACACCCGGTTCAAGGAGGAGGAGAGGGTTCGCATCTCCTTCGTGGTTGAGAAACGCACGCTAAACCGTTTGATATACATCTATATCAACGGCATCATGTCCGGGGCGGCGCAATATCCGTCGGAGGATAATTTCCAGCAGAAGGTTCCGCAGGATATCGTGATCGGTAGCGAGGGCTGTACGATCGACCTGTATAACATCCGTGTCTACGACAACGACTTGAACCAATACCAGATGCTCGATAACTTCATAGGCGATCTGGACGATTACGACAAGGCGCTGGCTATCTACAACCGGAACCAAGTATATAATGATTATGGGGATATCACCTATCAAAAGGTGTTGGAGCGATTGCCTTGCTTGATCTTCGAGGGGCCGTTGCCTACTTATAAAGGCGATAAGAAAACGAACAAGGTCTATTTTACGGACTTGCAAGAACCCGGGCGATCTTTCTCTTGCGAGAACGTCCAGAATGACGTGCAAGGTACCTCCTCCCAATATTATCCGAGGAAGAACTGGAAGTTCAAGTTCAAGGCCGATATCACCTACACGGAGAGCGGAAGGACATCGCCCACATACGCGTTACGGGCGAATAGCATTCCCGTAAACGCCTTTTGCGTGAAAGCGGATTTCGCCGAGTCTTCCGGTACGCACAACACAGGTATGGCCAAGGTCATCAATTCCCTATTGATAGAGATGGGGCTTACCACCCCGCCCCAAAAGACGAACAAGGAGGTCCGCACCACGGTAGACGGCTATCCGATAGCCATCTTCCACCGTGAGACGGCAAGTGATACGCTGGAGTTCGTGGGTAAATATAATTTCAATAACGATAAGTCCACCGCCGACACCTTCGGTTTCTCCGAGGGTGACGAGAGCTGGGAGTTCTCGAACAATACCTCCGATCGTTGCCTCTTCAAGTCCGCCGATTTCTCCGGGACGGACTGGATGAACGACTTCGAGCCCCGCTATCCGGACGATGACGCTATCAACGCCGAGTACGAGGCGGGCACCCGCAAACCGGAGAAGCTCATGGCCGTTACCTCGTGGGTCGTATCCACCAAGGATAACTTGGATAAATTCAAGAACGAGGTTCGGAATCATTTCAATATTGATAACTTGATCGCCTACTACCTTATCACCGAATTGTTCGGCATGGTAGACCAGCGGGCGAAGAACATGTTCCTTACCTATTTCCATGAGGAGGGGAAATGGATCTTTATCTTCTATGACAACGACACCTGTTTCGGCCTGAACAACGAGGGATTGATCGCTTTCGGATACAATATAGAGTATCACGACAAGATAGGCACGCTAAACGTCTGGAACGGTGAAAGTAGCGTGTTGTGGAACAACCTTGAGAAATGTTTCCCTTCCGAGATCGAGGCGATGTACAAGGATATCCGTACCCGTGGATTGCTCTCGTACGACTTGATCATGTCCGTGTTGAACGGCGAGCAATCGGACAAATGGTGCGAGGCGATCTACAACGCCGACGGTCGTTTCAAGTATATCGACCCGCTGATAGAGGAGGGCAACGGGTCTTACCTGTACGCCGCCCAAGGCTCCCGTATCGAGAACCGTAAGTGGTGGACGTATAACCGCTTCCTTTATATAGACAGTAAGTATACGGCGGGAAGTTTCCTCTCGGATTTCGCGACCTTGCGTCTCTATACGCCCCGGGAATGGACGGGCGTGTCCCCGTCGGCCAACATGACGATCATCCCGTACGCCGATCAGTATACCCGTGTAAAGTACGGATCCTACATGGTGGGGCAACGTACCTACAAGGACGTGCCGGTATTGATCGAGGCCCCCGACATCGTGTTCAACGACACCGAGACGATCATCTATGGGGCGAGCCGGGTAAAGTCACTGGGGGATATGTCGGGGTTGTACGCCGGTACGATCGACGTATCCAAGGCTACCCGCCTCTCAGAGTTGTTGATCGGTAGCGGCGTGTCGGGCTATCAGAACACGAACCTTACCGTGCTCTCGATCGGCACGAACAACATGCTCCGCAAGCTGGACATCCGCAACTGCCCGAACTTGAGACAGGCGGTGGATATCTCCGGATGCGAGAACATGGAGGAGGTCTACGCCCAAGGCACGTCCATCACCTCCGTGGTGTTGCCTGCCGCCGGTATCCTCTCCAAGCTGTATCTCCCGGCTACCCTCACGGGCTTAACCCTCCGTAACCAATCCAAGCTTACGGACGCTTATTTCGAAATAGCGGGGGTGGAGAGGCTTACGACGATCGTTTGCGAGAATACAGAAATAAACGTGTTCTATCTCATATCCCGCTGTCTGGGCATCAAGAACCCGGTGTTGAACCGTGTGCGTCTTATCGACATCAACGCCTCCGCCCCGAACCTGAACGACCTTTACAAGTTAATAAAGATCGGCGGTATCGACGAGAACGGCAATAACGTACAGACCGCCGTCATAACGGGCAAATTCCACGCCATATCCGCTACCAGCGATAAGCTAGCCAAGTGCCGGGCGGCTTTTCCGGAGCTGGAGATCACCTATACGACGCTCTTACCGCCGACTATCACGACATTCGTGTTCCGATCCTCCCAATCCAAGACGATTACCAACGCCGTGTTCGAATGCGGGGATTATGAGTACGAGAAGGTGAACGAGTACACCTACAAGGTGACGGCGGACGATAATTCCGTGATCCCCATCGTTTTCAAGTGCGACAACCACAAGGATTTCACCGCCGATTATCTCGTGTCCGGAACCCGTACGCAGGACTATACGATCACATACATCCCCTTGCGTACCATCCGGGTAAAGGTCTACGGCCAATCCGTCTATCTATCCGGAGCCATGATCACCACCGATACCAAGAGCTACACGACCGACGCGAACGGATACGTCTATATCCGTGGTGGCGAGGCGATGAAAGGAACCGTATCAGCGTTGGGCTACGGAAGCAACACGTTTGATTTCCCAGCTATCACGAATGACACGAGCCATACGCTGGAGGTGTACGCGGTGGTGGATGTGAAGTTTGTGGTGAAGGGGCAGTTTGGGGCGATCGTTACGGGAGCTACCGTGACTTGCGGTGGCAAGTCGAAGGAGACCAATTTATACGGCGAGTGTATCTTGCAACTGACGAAGGGATCGTACGATTACGAGGTGATCCATCCGGATCATTACGATGCCAAGGGAACGGTGAACGTTGGCACGTCCGCCATGAGCGTGAACGTGAAGATGAACATCAACCCCATAGCCATGAAGCCCGAGGAGAACGGCAACATACAGATGATGCTAACGGGCCCCTCCTGCTCGATAAGCGTCAACTCTCCTACGGCAGATTATGAAATAGACTGGGGCGACGGCATGACGGAAAACCCCTCGGGCACTGGATCCAAGTCTTATCCACACACCTATGGGGATAACGGGTTGTATCAAGTGGAGATAAGGAACTGCGGGGATGTCACTTCCTGCATGGCCTCTACCTCTTGCTTGGTGGCGTATTGGAGCATTGGTGGGAGTAAGGTATCTTCTATTTCTTTTAGTGGATGCTCCAAGTTAATTTACTTTGGTAAGGACATGTTTAAGAATGATATGAATAGAACATCCGTATCCTATATTCTGTCTAACTGTACCAGTCTTACCTCCGTGGATCTGACCCCGTTGTCTGGATTGGTTAACGTAACGGATGCCTATAGAATGCTGTATGACTGCGGCAATCTTACCTCCGTGGATCTGACTCCGTTGTCTGGATGGGTTAACGTAACGAATGCCTCTAGCTTGTTTGAGTATTGCGGCAATCTTACCTCCGTGGATCTGACTCCGTTGTCTGGATGGGTTAACGTAACGAATACTGCTAACTTTCTGTCTAACTGTACCAGTCTTACCTCCGTGGATCTGACCCCATTGTCTGGATGGGTTAACGTAACGGATGCCTATGGCATGCTGTATGACTGCGGCAATCTTACCTCCGTGGATCTGACCCCGTTGTCATATTGGACAAAAATGACAAGAAACACAATTCTAATCTTAGGTGACTCCGCTTTGTCTTTCATCACCGTCCTCTCCACCACCCCCTTTCCCCTCTCCAGCGGAGCCTTGACGAACGGTAACTCCTGTCCGATCTACGTGCCGGACGAGGCGGTAGAGACTTATAAGACGGCCACGAACTGGTCCGCTTACGCATCGAGAATCAAACCCATATCAGAAAAAACGGAGTCATGAGAACAGACGAATCGAACAACAAGCATCTGATAGCGGAGGACGGCAAGGTCTTCCGCCGTATCAGTGACGGATGGATAGCCGGACCGGAAATCTATCTGGGCAAGACCTATCACCTAGGCGGCGAGAGGCTGGATACCCCCTTGGAAGAACTCCCCGGGCACTATGAGGAGATCGACGATCCGGTAGCCGCCGAGACCGTATTGCTTGACGAGGATACCGACATGGAGGAAGCGGTGAGGCCAATGATAGCCGCCGATGCCTCCCCCGAACCTCCCGACGATCTTCCCCCGGAACCCCCAAGGGTGACACTGGCCGATTATCGTGCCTTGGAGAGGAAAGTGGAGATGATGATGA